GGGCTGTATATCCTGCTATAAATTTAGGGGTTGACAGGGTGATATACTTGATATATATTATAGTCAAGGCTTAAGGGCTGAGATAACTATAGGTTTCTATATCTTATATCAGCACTCAGCCCGGAGGTCTGTAACTAATAACTTTATTTTAACCTATAAGGAGGTAGCATTATGTCAGTATTTAGTAAGTATCGTAGGAATATGAGCATTGATTGGGGTATCGATACCAGCTCTTATCCGTTCGTCAAATGTTCAGAGGTAGAGCTTGACGTTAAGATTCCTATTTATGGTATGTTCATAACTCCCGACAGCGGTTACGGCGAGGGCGCTATCGTCATATTAGAGGAGAGTCTCCTCTCACTCCCTCAGAGGTACGTCGGGCAGATAAAGGAGATGATGGACGACCCGGAAGTAGTCCAGGCAATCAAGGACAACCAGGCGGCTATTATCGTTACTACATTCGAGTCCAAGAAGTTTAAAAAGACGGGCTATGATGTAGAATTTACAGATAGATAAGCCTTTCATACTTTCTTACAATTCACTCCCAGGAGCGGCAACTATTACCAGTAGTTGACCGCTCCGCTTTTTTATGCTATAAATAACATAGGTTATATAATAAAGGAGGGCTAATTTATGACAGCTAACGAGGTTTTGAAACTAATTGACGCAGGATTTACCAAAGAGGATATTTTAAAACTTGACGCAGACGCTCCAGTAGTGCCGACTGAGACGCCCGCGCCCGAGGTCGAGGCAAAACCCGCCGAGACTCCCGAGGTAAAAGCCGAGCCTGTAGCACAGCCGAGCGGTGTTACATTATCCGACGACCAGTTTACTAAGCTCCTCCAACAGCTTAATGTAAAAGGCGCGTCCTTAGACGTACCGCCGGAGACGGATATCAAAACGAAGCTCGCGGAACATTTTAAAGAAGTAACCATTGGAAAATAGGAGGATTTTATAATGGCTAACACACTCACACCCAGAGACGTCTACGCTTTAATGAACAATATAGTATCCCAGGCAACGGGACAGACGTCTATCTCAGTAGTAGATACTTCTACATTTGTATCAGTAGGCGAAACTCTGCTCAGAACGTCGGCAGAGAATACTCTTAACGCTATCTCTACAGTTCTCGCAGATACTATTTTTTCTGTACGTCCTTATAGAGGTAAGCTTGAGTCTCTTAGAGTTTCTCAGAGACGTTGGGGCGCACAGGTTAGGAAGATTGTAAACCTTTACAGCGACGCCGAGGCTAGCGAGGATTGGAATACAGACCTTAACGGTACACAGCTCGCAGACGGTAATTCTATCGATATGTATAAGATTAGAGCGCCCAAGGTTTTACAGCTTAACTTCTATGGTACTGCAGTACTTCAGAAACATATTACAAGATTTAGAGACCAGCTCGCGCTCGCTTTTTCTTCTGAGGAGGAGTTTATCAGATTTATTGACGCGGTTATGGTTGAGTTCCAAAACGAAATCGAGCTTATTAATGAAAATAAATCGAGACTTACTCTTATTAACTTCATGCTCGGTATACATGATATGGGACTCCAGGAGGTTGACCTTGTAGCTGAGTACAATTCAGAACATACTACAACATATACACGCGCTCAGCTCCTTACTACTTATATTGAAGATTTTATGAAGTTTGTAGCGGCTCGTATTAAATCCGATTCGGAGCTTATGACGGAAATGTCTGCAGATATGCACGCTAATATTACAGGATATCCGTCTATTCTCAGACATACGCCCAAAGAACGTCAGAAAATGATAATGTATAATCCTATCTTCATTAAGGCAGAAGCTGAGGTTTATTCTGGACTGTTTAACCCTCAGTATTTGGATATCGGAACATTTGAGGGCGTTAACTTCTGGCAGAGCCAGGACGCTCCTACAGCTATCAATGGAACGCCTAACATTCTGGACGTAGCAACAGGACAGAGCAAAACGGGTACTGCTAATATCAGTATCGACTACGTTCTCGGTCTGCTCTTTGATGAGGAGGCACTCGGAGTTATGCCTCAGTTCGATTATTCAAGCGTGACGCCCTTTAACTCAAACGGCGGATATTGGAATATCTTCCAGCATTGGCGTTTTAATTCGTACTGTGACTACAGTGAGAAAGCGATTCTGTATGTTTTAGGAGCGGGAGGCGTATAATGGATATTAACGCTATTAGTACGTTGATAACCTCTGTCGGTTTTCCTATTGCGGCGTGTATTTGTCTCTTTTATTTGCTCAATAAGCAGACCGAAACGCTTAACGAGCTCAAAATCGTAATGACGAAACTCATTGACAAGCTCGACGTCGATATAGAGGTCCGGCAGGAAAAATAAATATTGGAGGTAGACCCTATGGCGAGAAAAATCTCAGCCAAGGGTCTACAGCTCCTCAAACAGTTTGAGGGCTGTAGACTTACGGCATATTGGGACGTTAACGGCTACTCTATCGGTTATGGACATCATGCCAAGGACATAACTAAAGGTATGGTTATAGACCAGAAAGCCGCGGACGAGTTCCTAAAGAAAGACGTTGCCAAGTTTGAAAAAGCGGTAAACGCTTTAAAATATGACTTTAATCAAAACCAGTTTGACGCCCTGGTTGATTTTGCATATAATTGCGGAGCTGGTAATCTTTTAAAGCTAACAGCTAATAATACCCGGTCAATACAGCAGATATCATATAAAATCCCCGCATATTGTAAAGCGGGAGGAGTCAGACTTATGGGACTCGTTAAACGACGCAACGCAGAAAAAGCTCTTTTCGATACACCTTGCGAGGATTAAGCTATGGCAAATATAACAGCCTATACAGGTTTTAGTAAAAGAAAAAACAGCACAAAACAGCCTACAGGCGGTACTACTATAACGGCGACTTTAAAAGACGACGTTTCTATGGTACAGCCTATTTTTATTGTGCAGGGCAACACGTTTACCTATAATTATATCCAGTTCGCGGGTCGCTACTATTATATAGACGATGTTGTGAGCCTCCGTAATAATCTTACGGAGATACATTGTAATATAGACGTACTGGCTACTTATAAGAGTGCGATACAGTCATCATTTGCTTATGTTCTTTATTATACTCATACTAATACTGAGATAACAGACCATAGACTCAGCGTTAAAACAACGCAGACTACTGAGTCGGAAAATGGCTCTTTTGACTATTTTGGTGTAGGTTTTACTCATGTACTTACAACAGTCGGAGAAGACCATGTAAACTCTTATAAGTTAAACCTCTCCGAGATAAAGGAAATTGTAAGTGCTACGTTTTTTGACTCGTTAGACCAGGAACTGTCAGACGTTCCCGCTATTGATACCTCTAGCGTAGAATCCGCTATCAGCGACGCAGGGCGCTTTATAGTAGACCTGCTTAAGTCGGCGGCTATTGCGAGTACTTATGTAGGTAAGCTAACCGACTGTATACGCAACTGTTATGTATTACCCATAGATCCAGCCGCTTGGGGAGGTAGTCTTGAGTCGGTATATCTCGGACGATGTGACACAGGTAAAGACGGCTATGCAATAAGTGCCGCAGATAGAGTCTTACATGATTCGGCAACTGTAGCTATACCCTGGCAGGCTACAGACTGGAGACGTAATGCTCCGTACCATGAGATTTATCTTTATATTCCTGCTATCGGTTTAACTACTATATCTCCCTCCGACGTAATAGGAGAAAATTATCTCTATGTCGATGTAGAAGTAGATAAACTATCGGGCGACGCTATATTTAATGTAGGAACTGCTAGCAAGGTACTTGCACAATATACTACAAATGTAGCGGTTAATTTTCCTGTAGGGGCTAATAACGTAAACCCTGCCAGAGCGGCTATGTCTGTAGGTAATTTAGCGGGTTCTATTGCTAGCGGTAATATCGGAAACACTTTAAGCGATGCCCTGGGACTTGCTAACGCAATACAGCCACAGGCTATGTCTATAGGTTCAAACGGAGGAGGCGCTTTTTTAGGGCTTGTTAGTTTTCAGGGTAAAAAAGTGTATTGTTTTACTGTTTTCCATGATACTACAGTAGCTCCTTCCAGCGTTTCAGCTGTAAAAGGCACGCCGTTTAACGGTGTTATGAGCTTGTCCGGCGTCTCGGGTTACGTTCAGACCGCGGGTGCGTCGGTAGATATAGCAGGATATGGCAACGAAAAAGATATGGTAAACAACTATTTAAATGGAGGGATATACATTGAATGATACAACGCCTATCATGTTCGACCAGGACATGTTATTAAACCATTTCAACATACAGCCCTCTGTCGTCAAGGGCAGGGCTAACGCCGGGGTAGAGTTTTATAAGAGACTTCTATATACTAAGATATATTCGACGCTTGACTTTACTTTACCCGAGACCTGGAAGAAAAATTACTTTAGATTCTGGCTCTTTCATATTGGTAGTATCGGCGTAATATATACAAACGAATTCGGCTGGGTTGCGCAGCCGTATAGTATTATAGAGCTCGACCTGTATTACAACCCTAAAATTATACAGGTATATAACCAGTTTATCACGACGCCCAAAATCGGCGCGGTTGGTGTCAATGCAGGGATTATAAAATGTATGGACGACTTTTTCGGGTTAGACGATATAGTAACTAGGTATTCTACAGAGCTTGCGCAGTGTGACCGCTCTATCGATGTTAACCTTATGAATAGCAACGTGACGGCGTTCTTTAAAGCTAAGAACAAAAAAGACGCTGACGCTATAAAAGAGGCATACGCCGAGGCTACGACGGGCAAGCCGTTTGTAGTAGTAAATAAGGAAGTAATGGACGATGAGAGTATCGAGACACTCCTCCCGAACATGAAAAATAACTATCTGGTTAATGACCTCTTACAGTCCCGTCGCGGTATTATCAACGCTTTTCTTACTGAGATAGGCATACGAAACGCTAACTATGATAAGCGCGAGAGGCTCAACTCGCAGGAAGTCAGCGAGAACAATGACGAAACGAGCGCTATAATAAGTGTCATATATGACAATATCAAAAAGTCAATGGATGAGGTAAACGCAATATCCGGGCTTAACCTGGGAGTAAAACTTCATTATGATTATACAGAGGAGGGCATAAACAATGGCGAGATTAACTCTTAATGGTATGTATCAATACGACCCTACTCTATTCGACGGTATGATACTCCCGGAGGATTATGACAGGGACGCGCTGTTATCGGAAATAATGAAAAGGTGTGGACAGCTTTACCCTTATCATCAAGTGCCTCCTATACTTAAGGCGGATATAAGACTCTGGTTTTCCCGTAATTATCTGAACTTTGACAGGATAATGGACGCACTTACCGCTGAGTATAACCCTATCGAAAACTACGACAGGCACGAGCTCAGCACAAAAACGCCAGACTTGACAGATAAGAGTACTCTCTCGGGTAAAGATAGTAGTGATAGAGACTACGACCATATGAAAGAGACTGTTACATATAAGGGAGACGATACCCGGGAGACGCAGGTTTCTGCTTTCGATTCTTCAACTTATCAACCGTCGGAAAAAGTGACAGATTCCAGGAGCAACCGAGAGGACGAAAAAGACACTGACGGCGGCTATTCGGATACTACTAATTATGGTAAGGTTGACACTGTAACCCATACCGGCACAGAGGGGTACAGTTCACATATACACGGGAATATCGGCGTGACCACAAATGCCCAGATGATTACCGGGGAGTTGGAGCTCCGGCGCTATGACATTTACACCGATATTGCCGCACGCTTTGAACGTGAGTTTATAGTTCAAGTATATTAAGGAGGTTAAAATATGGCTTTTAACTATGAATTTCCATATACTGACCCTAACCTCTATAATGACGACTGGTTGCTTAAACGCATGAAAGAGCTTTTATCTCAGCTTGACGAGCTTGAAGAATGGAAAAAGCTCTGGCAGACAGAATACGAAGAGTTTAAGGAACTGGTCGAACAGATTGAGGCGGGCAACTTCCCCAAGTCCATTAGAGATGCGTTTGCTAAATGGATGAGAGAAAACGCTCTTACATTAGTAGGCGAGCTGGTTAAAATGGTCTTTTTTGGTTTAAATGATGAAGGCTATTTTGTCGCGTACATCCCCGAGGGCTGGGATGATATTATTTTCAATACTACAGGGCTAGATATCTCAATAGCAGGTGTTGATTACGGTCATTTAGTATTATCTTTTGAAATAGGAGGTTAAAAAATGGTTAGAGAATATGTAGGAGCGCGTTATGTACCTAAATTTATGGGCGAGTGGTCGGCAACTACTGCATATGAAGCGCTTAGTATTGTAGACGACGGACTGGGTACTAGCTACACATCAAAAGTGCCTGTGCCTGCTGGTACACCGCTTACAAATGCGGATTACTGGGCTGTCACTGGTTCAATGTCGGGGGCTATTGTATCATTACAAAACAGGGTGTCTGTGCTCGAGGGTAAAGATATGCAGACATTTTCCGGCATTAAAAATATTCGTGATTTTGGTGCAGTTGGTGACGGTGCTACCGATGATAGTACTGCAATACAAAACGCACTTACCGGAGGCGGTTGTGTTTATATCCCGGTTGGCTCTTTTGCAATGAATAATAATGTATTGCTTGATAGTAATACTACTATTTTATGCGACGGAGAGATTATTGATAAATGGAATCCAAGCAGTTTATCTACACAAACCGGGCTTTTTGACGCCACAGGCAAAAGCAATATTACAATAAAAGGTGTAAAAATAAGAGGTACAGGAGCAGGCGGAACAGGTATAGCTATCTCTTATAAAGAGCTATTCAGTTTTAATAACTGTACTAATATCTGTGTTGAAAAATGTAAGATACATGATACCAATGCGTATTTTTGTATAAGATTCAATGCCTGCGATACATGTAACGCATTTGATAATTATATTGAGAATTATTCATATGCCGGAATTGGTAACGTTCAGGGCAGTGATAATTTAAACATTAGTAGAAATATAGTTTTAAATTGTAAAAACTACGATGTAAATAACACATACCCTATTACTATCAATTCATATGAAATAACACCGGTGTCAGGTATGCATATGGGTACTAATCTTATATGTACCGATAACTATATTTATAATGACCATCCGCATTGGGAATCAATCGACGCACACGGCGGAATAAATGTTGTAATATCCGGTAACATATGTGAACACGTATACGATGGAATAACGGTATTTACTGACCCATCAAGGTATTTTTATGCTGAAAACGTTGAAGTATCTAATAATATTGTCATCTGCGATAATACAGCTACTCAACGCGCAGTTGCTTCTTATGGCATTACGTTTGGAAGTAAAGGCGGAAGCTGTCACGATAATGTGATTATTAACGGCGGTTATGGAACAACGGCGGCTACTGCGGGAGCTGGAATCTATGCACAAAGATGTAAAGAGGTCACGTTTCATCATAATAATATACGCAATTCATACAAATATGGTATATTAGTATATGATGTCAGTGATGTAATGATAGAAGATAATATAATATCCGGTGTTCGCGTAACTAATCCGTCGGAAAATGGTATAGGTATATGCTTCAGTACTTCCAATTATGGTGATGTTTCTATCAAACACAATCGTATACATGACTGTGATGTTGGATTCATACAATATCCAACAGTATTGGCAGGTGACAACATACCTCACATTAGAAGTATTGATAATATTTATGATGATTTTGATTCGTCAACGGCAGAGCTGGTTTTTGCCAAGCTAATAAGGTCAAATACCTTGGAAAGTGGTATATCTGATGTTGCTTTTGTATCGCCTGCGGTCGGCACTAATGCACAAGGACAAAAGGGCGACATAATAAGAAATATTAACCCAGCCGCTGGTGACACGCTGGGATGGATATGCTTAACTTCTAGAACAGCAAGCGCGGGAGCTACATGGAGAATGCTACCTACGTTGTAAATATCCTTAATATACCAGCCAGGTATTAAATATCTGGCTGGTTTTAATATAAAAGGACTCCCTAAAATTAGGAAGTCCTTAAAGGCTACTAATGGAGGGTCAATCCATGCGCTACCGTTTCCGACGGCTGACCGACGCGCTGAGCCTACTTATAATATAACGCTTGTTATAGTATTAAGTCAAGTATTATACGCTTGAGCTCGTAAGATTCAAAACATATACAGCCATTAACATAATATTTTTTAAGCGTCCTCCCGTAGTCATCATAAAAACATAGTCTGTCTGATTCATTATTTATATTATAGTTAATGGTTTTAGCCTGGGCGTATGATATATAAATGAAACTTTCGCCCTTTTTCATATATACATACGCCTTGCCTATATGAGCGACAGGTCGAAAGCCTGCGAGAGACTGACGTCCAATAAGACTAAAATCTTCATAGGCAAATTTATTACCTAGAGCCATATCTGCATAGCTACTCCCGGCTGTAAGCTTGTATAATGCTGTTTTACTTTTTGCCTCTACGAATTCATCGGAGCTTTTTAACAGGTGTATAGCGAGCCCTCTATCTTCAAAATATAAATCGCTTTTACCCTTGCGGCTCATTTTCTCGATATCTGAGACTATGCCGAGCTCTATAAATATATCGTTATATATGTCGTTTGAGTTAGCGAGCATATACATAACCATAGGCGGCTCGCCTTTAAGCTCCCTGTTCCTGTTCATGGTCTCATATGCGTTAAGTAGAGCCGTCCCCTCGTTTTTAATACGCCTTATATGTTTCTCTGGTATAAACTCATCATATAGGCAGATTTCACAATCCGAAAAGTCCAGAGAACGGATAGACGCAATAGTCGAGAGGGCAACACCGTAACCTATAGGAGCGCCTACAGGTTGTAGTTTATCCTCGACTAACTCCCTGTTGTAAATCCCTGCGAGATTTTTAACTATACGGGATAAACCTACATCACGACCCAAGTCCTTATTTAATGGTTTAAAGGGATTAGCTCCCTCTCCTTTATCAGAGTCGAGCATGAGGTCTAGCTCCTGGGCTGTTCGCCTCATATATATGAAACGTTTATCTTTTAATAGGCAACCCTCTAAACCGCTGTAAGTCTTACCCGTTCCTCTGCCACCTATAAAAGCCTGCCAGGGATAGCACGTATCGTAATAGTCCCATATGTTTATATAATCCATTCAGTCCTCCTTTTTATTTAATAATCTGCTCACAACATATTCAATCAGTCTAAGCAAACCTCCCAGTAAGAACATAAAAATAGTTAATAATACTGCCAATATTGCAAAATGATTTTCGCATATTTCCCTTATTAACTCCTCCATAATTACCTCCTATTGTAATATATCGTAAACATTAAGCCCGATAAGCTCCGCATATTCCCCGGTAACTCCCAGCTTATAAGTCGAGTCTATCATGCCTATATTAGAGGCTGTCAGCATTGTTACACCGTCAACCGTGATATAATGCTTACCCGTATCATTATAATAGAGTTCTTTACCTCCCGCCTCCCGGAAGATAAATCCGGGCTTGAAGTTATCAATAGAGCCCATTTCCTTAGCTCCTATTTTCTTATCTACGCCGGATATAGTAATATGAAACCCCTCACTATCAGTATAACAGTACTTTTTAGCTCCCAGCGTCTTAAATTCCTTATAGGGCTCGTCTGCTGTCTCGTGGTCGTAGACGCCTAAATAATAACGCTTACCCTCATAGTCTACATATGCTCCCCGCTCCTCGCATAACTTCCGAATCTTATCATTTTCTGCCTCTATGCGCTTTTTGGTATCATCGTCCATAATACCCTTACATGAGTCGGTATCTACATATATGGCATTGTCAGCTCCTACTATGTCGATTAATTTTTGTAAATGCTCCCGGGCTCTCGCAGTCGTCCAAACGCCATGAGCATATACTAAAAACGAATTTCGAGACTTATAGAAATGCTCGAGCGATTCCTCTATGTCGGGAGTTTTTACGACCCAGTCGCCGGAGTCGTTTATAGTTATAGACGCTCGTACCGGGTCAGTATAAGTCATCCCAAAAACACTATTAAGGCGGTTTTTCATTTTATTATATAAGTATACATAATTAGCTCGAGCCTCAGGATCTGTCTCTTTTGATATCTTAGCCTTGAGCTCTGTTTTCATGGCAAAATAATGCAAAATCTGCTTACGGAGGCACTCGGGCATATATCCATATTTAGCTATGTAAAAATCCGATATCGAGAGAGAGCTGTAGTCATATTGGGAGCGGATTATTCGCCAGTCGATATCTGTTACTGTCATACAGAGCCAATCTATACTAAGGACGCGACCGTTATCGAATTTACCTTGTCCATGCCGCCATAGTTTAGCTAATGGTATGTATGGTATAGGTACATTTTTCTTAATTGTGACATCCGTAAGTATAACCCTAAATAAACAGGCATTTTCTGCTAAGAGCTCCTCGAGCTCTGCCTCGCTCTCTACGTCTCCATAATATGAGAATTTAGTACAGGGCATGAGCTGGGTTAATTGCTGGTATGGGTAGGAGCTCGTTACATCATAAGAATCTATGTCATACCAGACCCTGTTACTCATAAACCTGTTAGCGTGTGTATTACCTCCCCGACCTGCCTCTTTTAATAAGGTATAAACGTCTGCGCTCATGCGTTGTTTTTTAAATACTTTATCCCTGTAATGTTTATCTTTTCGGGTTGCATTACGACACTCCCGCCTTATATACCCCGTACTGGTTAGCGGTATGCTCGTTAAGTCGTCGTCCTCATTTATGAGACGGCGCTCTATGAGCTCATACAGGCTTACGACGTCAGAAATACAGTAGCCAAACTCTGTTTTATTTAGAGGTGTCCTTGACGTTCTTATCTTCTTATAGTCTAAGTCGCCTGCGGCTTTAATATGTACTACACCGAGCTCGTTCTCTGTAGCTTTTTCCAAACTCATATTAGTAAGTTTCTGGCTACACCGAAACTCGAAACCTGCGCCGCAAAATACATACATAGGCGAGCGGCTCTTATTAGCGAACACCTCGAAACCTCCTAAATCCTCCTTTAAAAAGTCGCGGATAAATTGAAACTCATATCCAGCGTTATGTATATAGCAGACCATACGGCGCTCCTCGGAAAGTTCGAGCCAGGCACTTATCTCGTGCATGAGGTCGAGCCAGTCGTCCCAGGTACGACCATAAACTACAACGCCGCCTATGCACATTTGCCAATGATACAAAAATCCCTCCGGGGCGTTGTTTACGTCGGGCTGTACTGTAGTAGTCTCGATATCGAATGTCATAAACGTTTTAAAATATGTAATTTTCTTATGCTTAGCGCGTTTCGTTAACTCGGGTATCTGAAAAAACGGGAACTCCTCGACAGTCAAGGCAGGAACTCGGTCAACATCTCCGCTAGCAGTCTTAATAAATGCAGTTCTCATTATTTACGCTTTTTTCCTCTTATCTTAATAGCGCCTAACTTTTTTTGTAAACCTTTTACTGATACGCGTTTGGATTGCTTGCTATAATCATTTAACGCTTTTACTATCTGCTTATTTGTTACGCCTCTATCGGCGGCTTTTGCGTACTCCTCTATTAAAGTCTCGGAGTCAAAACTGCGCGTTAATTCCTCATAAGTAGAACTATTAAGGAAGTCGTAAAAGTCTTTTGTCTTTACTACTTCCTCAGGGACATTCATATCTCCGCCTGTAAAGGTTCTAATACGAGCCGCCTCTATCTCGTGCATACCTCTAACTCGGCTCGACTTCATTTCCTCGAAACCTTGCAAGACGCGTATCTCTTTTTGAATGTCAGACTTAGACATATTAGAGGGCTTTAAGACCTCGCTAAATCTGTTACGGTCTTTAGCTCCCAGATAGTCCCTCATAACATCGTAAGCCCCGAACGTGTAAGACTCGCCAGTAATAGGGCTCTTATTTTGCTCAAGTCGTACCATTCGCTGATTCATTACCTTAGCAAGCTGACGGCGTACCCTCATAAGCTCCTCCAGGGTTACGTCTCTAGCGTAAGGGTTGAAGTCCCGGGCATATTGTAAATTATTTCTCGGCATTGTCTATCCCTCCGTATATTTTCCGACAGTCAGCGAGCGCGTTTTGTACTATATTAAATATGATAGAATTAGCGCCTGTTTTCCATACGTCTGGGCAGTAATAGAGCCTGGTCTCTATATGCTCTATAACATGGTTAGCTCCGAGTCGGTAAAGTTCCCTCATATCTGACTCCATAGCCTCAATATCTCTCATAGTTAATCCTCCTCGACTGCTAAGTCATTCATGTATTTATATGTTACATCGATACATTTACGGATATATTCCGATTTTGTTAAAGGTCTCCCTGCTATAGAGACGGCTCTAAACCAGCCGTCATTTAGTCTCCTCATTTCGTCGTCAGAGAGTCTTATAAGTATTGTATTGTCTTTTTTCTGTTCCATGATATCCTCCTATAAGTAACAGGTTAATAAAAACGTTATACCTACCCCTATTGTGAGCGCCGCGAGTATGAGCTGGCGGTCGTTGCTGATACAGTAGTTATACATTATAAATCCGATAAACGTTAAAATTACTCCGATTATGTAAAATATATTGTTGAAATTGTGCATTTATTTATAACCTTCTATTCTATATTACGCAGTATATCGCGCATGAGTGCGACGCCGGAATCGCAGGAAATGTTTACGCTCTTACGGTATCCGTTGTCATACATGAGGACGGCTATCTCATCCCCGTTTGTGAGCTGTTCGTAGCGGATATCATCAAGACCGACTCCTGCGACTGTTAATTTAAGCGTTGCCAATAACCATTTAATAATTTCTTCCTTATCCTCGTAAAAGTACATCATTTATAATCCCCTCCTATTTATAAGTCCATGATAGTAGTCATTTTCATATTGCGCTCAAACGACGTTCTAACCCAACCAGCGCAGTCGTGATACTCCGACACTGTAGCGGTATCGCTGTGAACTACGACAGCCTCTAAACCATTATAAGGAATAAAAGGATAATCGCACTCTAATTTAACTCCGCGTTTTCTAAGCTCTCTCTTAAATCTGTTCATGTTCTTACCTCCTAGTTAATCAAGTTATTAAGTTCCTGATCTCTCGACTGTAAACATTGTATATCAAGTATATCACCCTGTCAACCCCTAAATTTATAGCAGGATATACAGCCCGATATACTTAAGTAGTCGGAGCGTCCCTGAGCGTCCCTGAGCGTCCCTGGTCTGCCCCGGAGCGAGCCAGATCGTTGACGGTCATC